ACAAAGGCTCTGCAAGCAGGCGGTATGACCATAACGGATAGGCAGTATGTGGGCTATGAGAACGATACTAAATTTCATCATTACGCCATTGACGTAATGAAAGAATATGAAACGGAGGAAGATTAAATGGCAACAATAGGATTGGATGTGCGCCCAGATAGGGCATGATGTTGTTTTGTAGTGTGGGAACTACACCGTAAGATAACGCGGTAAACCACCTGCCTAACCGAAAGGCGAAAGCTGACACGGGAACAGAGCATGGCAGGAAAGCAGTAAGTTGTTTAAGGCAATATAACACGACTGAACTGCAAGGTAAAGTGGATATAAGGTTTAGGTTATATTTACCGAATGTGAGTTTCAAGTTTCCGTTCCGATTGGACATAGGAAAGTGCCTGAAACCTATGGCGCAAAGACAAATAAGGGGAGTATCCTGACCCTTATTGTTATCAATAATTTGCGCAACGAGCAGGAGAACCTGTTTTAACGAAACGAAAGCAAAACCGAGAATCCACAATTTCCAACACATCATGCTAACTGGGGATAACCTAAACGGAAATGCCGTAAGGCTATAACCTTTAAGGGTTTGAATATTCCGCAAGGTTACGGAGCGTTCGTAGTAGTCAGGGGCGGTAACGCCGTCATAAAGGCGAAGGGACGCAGCTGTTCTGTACTAAAATGAAAATTGATTAGGGAGGAAAACCTCAAAATGAAACCAACAATGGAAATTTTAGCAAGAATTAAGGAAAATTCATCGAAAAACAGCGAAGAAGTCTTTACAAGGCTTTATCGCTACCTCTTGCGTCAAGATATTTGGTATGAGGCGTACAAGAATTTGTATGCTAACAGCGGAGCGGCAACAAATGGCGTTGATAACGACACCGCAGACGGGTTCAGCAAGGAAAAGATAGATAAAATTATCGCTTCCCTTGCTGATGGAACCTATAAGCCGAAGCCCGCAAGGCGAACCTATATCAAAAAAGCAAACGGCAAAATGCGACCACTCGGGATACCAACTTTCACGGACAAACTCGTCCAAGAAGTTTTAAGAATGGTCATGGAAGCAGTGTATGAACCAGTATTTCTAAATTGCTCTCATGGTTTTCGCCTGAAAAGAAGTTGCCACACGGCTCTCTCAACTCTCAAAAAGGAGTTTACAGGGGCTAAGTGGTTTGTTGAGGGAGATATTAAAGGTTGTTTCGATAATATTGACCACGCCGTATTGGTAGGGTTTATCAACCAGAAAATCAAAGACGCAAGGCTGATTAAGCTGATTTACAGATTCTTAAAAGCGGGCTTTGTGGAAAACTGGCAGTATAACAACACTTATAGCGGTACGCCGCAGGGCGGAATTATTTCGCCATTACTCGCCAATATCTACTTGCACGAACTGGATAAGTTTGTGATGACGCTGAAATCAGAATTTGACAAGCCCAATGAAACTGTAAGGACAAAGGAGTATAATCGTTTGTTCACACAGAGGGTCAAACTGAAAAAGCTGATTGATTGTGCGGACGGGGAAGAAAAGCAGGACTTGCTCAAACAATATAAACAAGTGAGAGCAGAAATGATGAGAACCCCATATACTCCGCAGGACGACAAGAAAATCAAATATATTCGTTATGCTGACGATTTTCTAATCGCCGTTAAGGGAAACCGTGAGGATTGTGTGGAAATCAAGAGAAAACTGGCTGAGTTTATCAGCGGAACGCTGAAAATGGAACTCAGCGATGAAAAAACTCTTATTACACACAGTTCAGAAAAAGCGCGTTTTCTCGGCTATGATGTTAGTATCCGCAGGAATAGTTCGATTAAACCCCATGGAAAAGGGCGACCCACACAAAGAACGCTTAACAACAAAGTGGAATTGCTCATACCCAAGGATAAAATCAGCAAGTTTCTGTTTTCAAAAGGCATTGTTAGGCAAAAGAAATGCGATGAGATGTTTCCGATTAGCAGAGTGCCACTCAGGAACTCCACCGATTTGGAAATCATCACCATTTTTAATGCCGAACTACGTGGTATATGCAACTATTATTCCTTAGCAAGTAATTTTAGCGACTTAAATTACTTTAACTATTTAATGGAATATAGTTGTCTGAAAACGCTGGCAACAAAGCACAAAACCCGCATTACGAAGATTAAGGAAAAGTTTAAGGACGGTAAAGGTTCGTGGGCTATTCCTTATGAAACAAAAGCAGGTAAGAAACTTATGTATTTCGCAAAATACACCAATTGCAAGGGTGCAAATGCAACTGATACCGTAACAAAAGCAGCAGTTACAATTGGTTATAACAGAAACACTTTTGATAAACGGTTAAATGCGGATATATGTGAATTGTGCGGTAAAACAGGCGCAGGGAAATATGAAATTCACCATATTCACAAAGTAAAAGACCTTAAAGGTAAGGAGCTTTGGGAACGTGCTATGATTTCAAAGAAAAGAAAAACGCTTGTTGTTTGCCATCAGTGCCACCAAAATATTCACCACCCAAAATGATGAGTTTTCTAAAATTGAAGAACAATGGAGAGCCGTGTACTTCGAGAGGGGTAAGCGCGGTTCGGAGAGAGGACTGGACAAACCTGCCATCGAAAGACGGTAAGGCGGTTCTTTCCTACTCTACAGTCTATACTATGCAACTATAACAGAAGATTCAAGTGGAAATGAAACCTACGCTGCACCTAAGGTTTTAGCAAAGGCTATGACTGCAGAACTTAGCATTGAACTTATTGAAGCGATTCTCTATGCAGATGATGGAGCATCAGAGGTAGTTAAGGAATTTAAGAGTGGATCATTGACCTTGGGAATAGATGATATAGGTTCACTGGTAGCACAGGATTTGACAGGATGTAAGATAGACAGCAATAACGTAATCGTATCAAGAAGTGAGGATGGAGGTAATCCTGTAGCCATAGGGTTTCGTGCAAAGAAAGCTAATGGAAAGTATCGCTACTTTTGGCTTTACAGGGTTATATTCAATGTTCCATCAACTAGCCTTGCCACCAAGGGAGACTCTATTACATTCAGCAGTCCCACCATAGAGGGAATGGTATTTAGAAGAAATAAAATAGATGGAGAAAACAAGCACCCTTGGAAGGCAGAGGTTACTGAAGGGGATAACGGTGTAGCAGCTTCAATAATTACCGGATGGTTTGGTAATGTTTATGAACCGGACTTCACACCAATAACACCGGCTATAACTATTACTACTCAACCTGAAACTTTAACAGAAGTTACATACGGGAGCATTACAGGAAGTCTTTCTGTAGTTGCTGAGTCAAACACCAGCGATCCTATTACTTATCAGTGGTATGAGAATACAATAGATAGTGCATCTGGCGGAACAGTAATTACTGGTGAAATATCTGCAAGTTTTGATATTCCAATAGACTTAACTGTAGGAAGTTATTATTACTACTGTGTTCTTAGTTTATCTGGAGCCAGTGACGTAACAACTAATGTAGCTACAGTAACGGTATCATAATGGAGGTAAATAAATGTCAGATGATAATATAAAGATAGATGATGTATCGGAAGAAAGAAGCTCTATTATAAAAATAGGAGATAAGGAATACAAACTGATCCTAACCACCAGGGCTACAAAGGAAATATCAAAAAGATATGGGGGTCTTGAAAAACTAGGTGACAAGCTGATGAAAACTGAAAACTTTGAACTGGCCCTAGATGAAATCATATGGCTTATAACCCTGCTGGCAAATCAATCTATTCTAATTCATAACATAAAAAACAAGGATGATAAAAAAGATTTGTTAAAGGAAGAAGAAGTTGAAGTTCTTACTACACCTTTTGATTTGGCAAACTACAAGAATGCTATAATGGCAAGTATGATGAAGGGAACTAGAAGAGAAGTGATAAGTGAAGACTCAAAAAACCAAGTAGTCGGGTAAGTGATGATGAATTATTTACCCGACTTATTTATTACGGAACAGTACACTTAAACAGAAAAGAAGATGAGGTGTGGCTTATGCCTATTGGATATATTATGGACCTTTGGGAATGCCATAAGCAGTTTATTGGTATCTCAAAACCGAGAAGGGAATATTTTATTGATGATTTAGTTCCATATGGAATTTAATTTGATTGCAAATCAATCCCCATACTGTTAGAATTAGTTTGAATATATTTGTCGGTCATTTACCATAAATTACTATAGTGGGGGATTATGATGGAAAAAGTGAAGGATAAGGCAATAATCGATAAAGTGGTAGAGTATTTAATAGAAAACAATATTGATTTTGAGAATCATGACTTGATAAGAAATATAAAGGCAAGAAAAGAAGGTAAAATATTTAGCTTTGAGGACAATATAAAAGCTTTAATTTATGCTTTTCTCGGTAATCAGAGGAAGTGGAAAGATGTAGCACCCCAGTTAAGAAACATTGATAAGTTATTTTTTCAATATGATAAAAACAAGATACTATCTACTCCTGCAGAATATTTCTACGATGGAATATTTGAATTAAGGTGTGGAAACGTGTCAACAAAAAAGCAGATGGAGTCATTATCTTATGATATTCATATTCTTGAGAAGATAGAAAAAGATTATGGAAGTCTTGATAATTTTTATGAAGAGTATCCAGCTGACAAGATAGCAAAGATTATATCAAAAGGTAAATATAAATTAAAGTATATCGGTTATGCTCTTGCTTGGGAGTTCTTAAGACATGTAGGAAT